CAACCGGCTGCTAAAATTGCTATGACGATAATGCGGCTCATTATTCTTCACCCTCGTAAATGCCGCCATAAACGCCATTGCCATCATTATCATCAAAATCAACAAAGCCCCAACGCAACAGTTCATTTAAGTTAAAGCAATAACGCTCACTAGCTTCTTTTAGTTCATTACGCCAAAAAAACTGTGGTTTTGAGCCGTTAAACCATAAAACGTAAAATTTACGCATATCATAATCTCCTGTTTGCTAAAATACGCTGTTAGGCCGCAATTTTTACCTCTAAGCGTTTTATTGCCATCGTTAAATTATGGTAATTCCCGATGACTAAATATTCGTTGTCAGATTTTTTTTGCCAAAGCGTATAAACGTCACTTATCTGAATGTGAAAATTATCATTTTCTTCACAAACAATATAATCGTCTGTTAATTCTGGCGTTTGTGATTTTTTAAGCGTTAAAGTTAAGCTCATTTTGCAATCTCCCGTTTGCTGGACGGGGCTGTTAAGCCGCCGCCGCGTTGTCTGGAACCAGCGTCACATAAACATCTTTATGAATTGTTAGCTGCTCTTGATTGCCAAGATTGGCAGAACTGTCATTCACATATTCGCGAAATGCAACAACCGCTGTGCCAGCTTGAACATCGCGTGAATATTCGGCAGTGATAATGCCCTTGCGGTACATATCAACTTCGATTTCAAACCGATAGCTGTCCAGTTCATCCCAACGATTTGAAACCCAACTATAATTTTTTACTGTGTTAGCCATTTTGCAATCTCCCGTTTGCTATTTACCTAATCATCCTATTCCCACTAATCCCCAAAGTAAACAGTTTTAAATCGTTATGCCCATTTTTTTTAACTCGGCGATAACGTCGGGCCGGTTTTGCTTGTAATAAGCTTTCATATTATCACCTAGTTTTTGCCATTCATCTTTTGATACCATTTTGCGCTGCGGTGGCGTCCATTCACTACTCTGGTTATTATAACCATTGTTATAACCCTTAGAAGGCTTGCTAACAGCCTTGGGCTTTCTTTCGGTTTCTCGCCTACACCAATTTTTCCAAAAGGCACTGCAATCAACATAAGCTGCCTTATTGCCGTTTTGCTCATCCCATAATCGAATGCCCTCTAAAACAGTTTCTGGTTTTAAACCTTTATCTTTTGCATAAGCCAAATCAAGCTCATTTGGTTGCCAATCCATTATCTTTGTTTTTTTGTTATTTTTATTTAAGGGTTCTTTAAGGGTTATGGGGCTCACAGTGATAGCACCCCCCTCTCTGTGTGACAGGGGTGTCACAGTGACAGGGGGCAAAAATGATAGATGATATTCGGTTGATCTGCCTGTCCGATACATTCTTTTTATAAGCAACAAATCTTCTAATTTACTAACCTTTCGGCGGACAGTTGCTTCACTTGCTCCTGTTACTTTACAAATGTGCCTAACAGAAGGCCACGCATACCCATAGCTAGGATTGTGATGGTTTGCGATTACAATGAGCACTAACTTTGCTAACGGATCATTTAAAGGCGTATCCATCGCCCAGTCTAATGCTTTAATGCTCATCATTTCCCCCTAAAATTTCGATCGTTAAAGCCGCATAGCCGATAATATCTAATAAGCTATCAAGATGTTGGCAGTCGCTGTTAGATAACCGAGACATTTTCATAGCAATCATAATAGCCCCAAATTGCTCCGGCCTAATTTCCACCCCGACAATCATTTCGATCATCTTAGCAGTTTGATCCCAGTTTTCTCTTAAATCGCCGTAATTTGCCCCCCTATCCTCTAAAATCTGTTCGACAGTTTCTAATGCCTTCGATCTATTCATTGAACAATTCCTTTACAATGTGAAATTCATATATCGGCACTTCCGCCATTAAACCATAATCACGCTCTATGCCGCGATCACGTCTGCCCCCGATAGTCGTCTGGAAATCTACCTTAAAACTGCAAGCGGCAATGCAGTCAGTCCAGCGAACTATTAAAAATGTTGGAATACCAGTCTCAAATGCTACTTGGCGAGCATACATCATTTTGTGTAAATGAATTAATGACGTTCTATATCTAGTGCGGGGAAATGTTCTGCATTTAACTTCTGCAAAAGCCTCTATTTTGCCCTGCCTAGTAAGTGCAAAATCTAATTGACAATATTGAGGCAATTTAACCGGCTCGCATTTCCACGCCTTTCCGATGTCACTTATCGTCAACAACTCCATCTTTAGGTTTTTTTCTGTTTCCATTTTCCACTCCTATATGGATCATCTTGCAAACCGGACAAACCCACTTATCCGGTTCGATTTCAACATAGCTGCGGCATTTAGGGCATCGCCCTTGCTCATAAAGCTTTTGAAACTCGCCATCACCCTTTTGGATCATAGCCGTGTAACCTTGGCAAAAATGGTATAACGTTATGACGCTTTGACGCTGTTGCTATGAAATCAGCGCGGATCACGCCAAGCGGTTCAACTCCGTTATCGGCATTTCTCGGCAATACCCGCACCTCAATGCCTTCCTTGCCCTTAAAAATCTCAACTGTTAAATCCTTTACATCGATCCAAGTTTCGCTGCTAATCATTACATATTCACGATCACCTACTGTGTTCATATTACGCCCCATTTGCTAAAACCTCACGAATAACATAACAAGCTGTATCAATATCCATTTCGCAAGCCATTCTCCAATCGTGCTTTTCTGCTATATCACCGGCAGGGATATATTCAGCTAAATAGGTCATTGCCTGTACAGGCATCCTCACCCGCGTTTTTTGCCGGTCTAGCCTATAAAATAAAATAGGCATTTTATCTGCAATTGCAGCAGCGGTACAAACTTGATCCCACCATTCGCCCGAAACGCCGGATTTGTATCGCTTACATTCTATCACAAATGGAAAATTGCAATCTTCAGTTCGCAAATCACCAAGATGTTTTTCGCGGGTTTGATCTAATTCACGTATGAAATTTAAACCTAGCTGATCATACAATTCGTTAGCAATTTCATACTCATAGCCTCGCCCCTTGTTGCGGGATTTGCTGCCAGACATTTCAGTTGCTCCTTTTTAATTTCAGCTAACCTTACCAAATAACATCGTTCTGTAAATAAAAAGTTTACAGGGGGCTGTTCTGCTGTTAGGGTGGCTTTAGTGGAAAAGAGGTTAATAATGATAAATCGGGAAATCAGTAAAGAATGGAAAAGAGCAGGATTTACGCATCTTTCGGCTAGTCAATTAAACCCATCGGTTGGCAATTGGCTTTTTAGATATGTTTATTTGTCTACAGAAGAACGGCGCAGTATTGGCGTTGGTGAACGCGCTGCTATTGGAACTAGCGTTCATACAGCGGTGCAGTCAATAGTATGTCACGGCGCAGATATTGACGAGGCTATTGAAGCTGCGCAAATCGCTTTTGATTTTCACGATGCAGACGAAGATGATGTTTTGCGTGTGAAGTTTCGTGAAGTTATACCACAAATGATACATCAAGGTGTGAATATTTGTGTGAATAATGGCTTTACAGGGGCGATAGACGAAGAACGAATTGAAACTTGGTTAAATGATGTGAACGTGCCGATTATTGGTTTTGTTGATTTTCTTGTCGAAGGCAGTATGTTTGCGGAGATGAAGACAAAAGCACCGAGAAAAACAAAGCTGTTAAAAGATGGAACGCAAGGCTGGGCAAAGGCAACGCTACCTAAAAAGCCGGAGTTTGCACATATTTGCCAAGCTGCAATTTACTGGCACGCTTTGCGAGTAACGCCATCAATTATTTATATTGCGGAACACGATGCAGTTATTTTTAACGCATATAATTGCGAAGAATTACAAGCAGAGGGAATAGCGTACGCTTTAGACGAAATGCGACAGCGGGCATTAATCCGGCAAAACCTATTGCGCGTCAGCACCGATCCTAAAGTGCTTGCGTCAATAACCGACCCTGACTGGGGTCATATGTATCAGTGGAAAATGAAAGAAAAGTGGTTAGAGAGGGCTAAAAATCTATGGAAAATATGAAACTGCACGCGGCATTAGCCGCAGTTAGGCAAGCTGCATCGGTGGGAAAGTCTGGCAAAAACCCTATGTTTAAATCAGAATATTCAACATTAGGTGACGTTTTAACGGCATTAAATGTATTGCCAGAATATCAGTTATCATTCGATCAGAAGCTAATTAAAAACAGGTTAAAAACAACCGTTATTCATTTAGAAACTGGTGAAACCATTGTTAGTGATATGGAAATAACGCCAGAAAAAAGCA